ATTTATTTAACACAAAAGTTGGCATATCAGAGGGATGTATATCTTTTAACCACCCATCAGCTGTCTTTGGACCTACCTTTGGTATACCCATAATACCATCTGTAGAGTCACCCATTAACACCTGTTTCCATAAGAATCTTAGCGCATCATTTTCATCTACCTCAACAAACTCACCCTTACCATAATTGTAATTATGTACTTTGTTTTGGTATAGCACATCCTTGTCAGGACTACATATAATAGTCTTTAGAGGATCATGATACACTGATACTAAATCATCTGCTTCTAGCTCTGGTACGTATGTAAACTTCCATTGCTGTTGTAGATACTCTTTCAATGCAGGAAATATAATTGGTAAATCATCTCGTTTTCTATTGTATTTATATGGTCTGGTAGTTGCTACGTTGTATCTAAAGCATTTACCCTTGGTTAGAAAACCGGCATAATGTTTACACCCAGTTATATTTAGCATTTGATTAATTCTCATGTCAATACCAGCTAGTGCTTCTTCTAAGGTATTTTTTTTCATCTCATAATAGATTAGACTATCGCCATCTATTAGAGCTATCTTATCTTCTCTTTTCATATTTTAAGTTTTAAATGGATTCTGGGGGCCCTCATTAGGTGCGACCTAACTCTTTGACCCCCTTCATCCTACCAATTAAACACTAGCTACAGAGCGTTTAGCTCAGCAACTTCCTTGTCACTTTGAGCTTTTTTATCAGCTCGCTCTTGTACAGCCTTAGACCTCATCTCATCCCACTCAGCATCTGTCATAGCTGCATAGCTAGAACTATGGTAAATAGAACCATTGACACCTACTAGAGATGAATGAACAAAGTATTGCTTACATCTAATAGCGCCGTCTACATCACAAGGCACAGCACCAATATGCATTGGGTCTACGAATATGTTATGTATCTCACCGCTGTAGAAAGCAATATACTTAAGGCCGCCAACGTGAAGCCCTTTAACGCATGATACTGTATCATTAACGTTAACTTGGCTCCAGTCAGCTAGTCTGTGGGTACAACCCACTCTGATAAAGTGTTGTGGACTACCATAACCATTTGGGCCCTCACAGAAGAATGCATCCCCACTGTTACCCATAACCGCGGGTTCAAATAGTCTATCTTCTACGTGTTCTGGTAATCCATCTCCCTCTATCTCACCGGTATCAACATTGAACGTTCTTTTATAACGACTCTCTTGTTCACCGGTTTCTGGGTTAAACTTATGCAGCACTTCTTTAGATACCTTGTAACCATTTAACAATCCCTCATGGGTGATCTTCATTTGGTACATCGTTGCTCTTTTCTCGGCTGCTTCTTCGCTTAACCCGTGGTTTTCCATAAGATCCTCTTTATGTTTAGGATGCACATATTGCATATTAACAAAGTTAAAGAATCTATTACAGAAATCTTCTCCATGACCTTGCTTCATCTTTCTCCACAAGATTGGATTTCTCAACCAACGTGTCCACATCTTTACCAAAGGCATAAAGTCTATCTCTTTGTCTAGAGACTCAAAGATTCTATCTACAAGCGCTTGTGGCATAGGTATACTAGATACTACACCATTGTGCTTAAGAAAGAACTCACCTGTTCCTTTGTTTATATGTACATACGGACATTTGGTTTCGATTGTCTTTGTGTAATCTACTATAGTTAACGTTTCAAAAGCTTTTATCAACTCATTATAGTTTTCCATAGTTGTTACACTGTTTGCTTGCTCAGCAAGCTCTTGCATTTGATCATACAGCTCTTTGCTGTACTCTACTGTGAATGGATGCTCTCCATAATTACCACAGATTTTGTTTTCTATAACATTAATTGTAATCATATTTATATATTTAATTGGTTAAAAAATGTACCTTATAGTATTCCAAGGCACTTTGCTTTCATGTATCTGTCTAAACTGTTTAATATATTTAGACTTCTCTCCAAGTTTATAGCGCACATTCTCGCCACCATACTGTGATTTTTTTACTTCTTGCTTAGTAAGAACCCATAGATCTACTTCTGTCTCTGGATGTCTATCTAAGTTTACAGTATGCTTTTTAAAGTTGTGTGTCAAAAATATACACTCTGCTAAAACTTGATCTTTGTAACTAACATAGTCATTCATCATATCAAATATATACTCATAGTCTTGTAACCAACCATCGTATACAATAATAGGACTATAGTTTACATGAACATCGTAACCGGCTTCTATAAATGCATCGATAGCTTTTATTCTATCAATGATCTTAGAGGTACCACGCTCATGTAAATCTGACTTATGTTGTGGCATTAGACTAAATCTAATACGTATTTTACCTTTAGGGTCAAAGTTTATTAACTCTGGGTTTACAAACTTAGTTGCAAAACTACCCATAGCTACAGGATGATCTCTAAAGAACTCGAATATTCTTTGCCAATCATGATATTTAGCATGCAACGCAAAATCTTCGTTACAGCTAATATCATAAGTGGTGTATTCTGCATGGGTCTGATTAGGTTTATCTACTGGTGTAAAGTATGCATGATTATTAATCTCTGTTAATATATCACCGGTGTTTACAGCAATAGACAAACCTTTATCTTTATGGCGCTTCATATAACAGTAAGAACAATTATATAAACAGCCATACCCAAAACTAGGAGATATAAAATCCGTAGATCTACCCGAAGGTCTTATCTTAAACGTCTTTCTTACATCCTTAGTTATTAGTTTTCCCATATTTCTCTAGATTTAGCTCTTAGATAAACTCTGACTTCTTTCTCGAGTGCAGGAGACATATCACATTCTCTGTTCTCAAGACATCCTAGTTCATCTAGTAGCGGTTTAACTTCTTCTGCAAATTCTACAATATTATTATACTTAGCTAATATAGTCAAATCTGCGGCTTTAGCCTCACCAATATCTGACAAAACAAACAGTTCTTTAGACTTTTCTTGTATCAAATCTGCATCATCACACTGTTGTATAAACTGTTGAAACTCAAACAGTTTGTCCATGTGTTTAATTAGATCTGGTGCCATATCACGAGCTGTTCTGTACTCCCATGTAGAGAAATTATCATTACGTAAGTCTAGCAGCTCACAATAGTCTTTTTGTAGCTCAGGATGTATACATCCAAGACCTTGCATAAATTTAAATAGGTTTATCTTTTCTAGTTTATGCGCAGTGTAATATTTAACAAGTGAATTATCCATAGTATATCCGTTTTTATCTGTTAGTTGTAAAAATAGTTCGTCGATGTGTTTGACATTAGGGTTTTGTGTAATAAACTTAACCTTGTTTTGACTAACACGTATAAGTTGAGGCGTATCCCATCCTTGTTTAGGATCAGCAGCCCAGTCCTCATACTCACCTTTCTTGTCCCATTTCATAAATCTAACAGGAGGATGTTCATACCAAAATATAGGATAAGCAGTAGAGTCTCTTTGATTACCATTAGCATGCCAAGAAGCTTCTGGATAAACTTCTTTGAAATGTGGTGCAGTATTTTTTAGTAATAATGCAGCAATTCTCATTTTACCCTCATCTTCTTTAGTACAATAATAGATACGATTAGAACTAGCCATAAGATCTTTTGCTTTAGGCTCTATCTTCTCTAGTGTAAGTCTATCATCTTTACGAGTATCCCATCTAAGAGTATATGCAACCATTCTTTTCTCTATTTCACGGCGCTCTGCAGCTGTTAGATTAGAATATTTAGACTTTTCTAGCTCTTGTTCTTCTATTTCTTTACAGTTCTCAATAAACTCATCCGGCACTACAACACTATCATAGTCTTTGTACCACTCTGATTGTTTAATAAAGTTAAATACAGCTGTACGTTTAGCAAGAACTCTATTCTTCTCTTTTATAACAAAAGATTTATCTGTAGCTTTTATCAGGTCCTCTTTAAAATATTCATCTAGATCTATTCTACTAAATGTTACAACACTGTTAAGAGAATAGCTATCCTCTGTGTCTTTTTTCATAAGATACATATCTTTGTACTTACTAAACTGCTCTTTTCTAAAGTATAAATGTTTAGCATCAAGACCATGCCACTCTTTGACAGGCTCTCTATCTATCTTACCATTTAGTCTTAGAGGTTTCATTAGTTTAAAACCTTCAAACAATTTAGTAGCTGGTCCATACATAATTCTAGGATCAGGACCAAACTTAGGTTTAATCAGGTCTTTATTAATAATACGAGCAATTTTATTTAGAACTTTATTATCAGAGCTGTCACCTGAAATAATAGATCTACACTTATCAATCCACTTAAGAAAATCTGTCTCCTTAAGCTGTTCTTGAACCATGTCACTAGCTTCTTTTGCAGCTGATTGAATTACACTCTTGATATAATTCTTAGTTGCTTCGTTCCATATAACTTTCTCACGAGATGGAGTAACATCTACACCCTCTTGCAATACAGTCTCTGTGCCATCTTCATTAGTGATCACCTGTCTAGCAGGACACTTGAAGGCAATAGAACCATACATTTGCTGCATCTCTAGCTCTTTGAAGTCAATATAGCCATAGTTAATACCTGTGCTAGCATTTTTATCTTTTACAAGAACAATATGCGGCTTACTAAAATAATAACTATCTGCAACTATAAGATTCTCAGAGTTATGTAATACCTCAGCTTTGAACGGTACATTTCTAGACTCACCATCTTCGTATTTAATAGTAAATTCTACATTATTAAAATACAACAGCTGCTCTTCTACCGCATCTCTAAACTTGCTACGGTTGTGTTTCTTTACACCAAAAGATATTGTAGTTTGATTTACCTCATTAGAATGTTCATAGTATACCTTGGTACCATCACTAAACGTTATGAATTTATTCTGCATACCTGTCTTTACATTAAATGCTGGTATAATAAAATCAGTTTTGTAGTTGTAACAGTTACATTTAAAACGCATACCATTGTATATAGTCTCTATAGTATAGAAATCTACACCTGTAGATAGTGCAGCTTTTGCACCTAGGCCAAAGGCACCGAAGTTCTCGCTTGTGTTACGCTTTGTAGAATAACCTAGCTCTAGTATACCTTCTAGTCTTTTACCACCTATACCTACACCATAATCTGTAACTGAAAATGTATCACAATACCCAACACCTTCGTTCTCTGTATATAGTAGATCCACATGGTTTTTACCATGCTGTAAATGTGCTACATTGTAATAGCTTATATCAAAATTACTATCTTCATACTGCGCACCATGACGCTCGATGTAATAGTCTTGTACTTGCTTTTTACCTGTTATAATCTCCAGTGCTACCTCTTTCTCACGCTGAGAGTCACATGCATTTGTTACAAGCTCTCTAATAGTAGACTGTATTGGCATAGAATACTGTGTTGACTGCAAAATGTCAAACACCATCTTCTCAGCGCCTTTGTTAATTTTCTTTGCTATGCCGGCGCTACCTTGCATAGGCTTATCAATAGTTTTAATACTCATAAATTTGTGTTTAATTGGTTTATAATCCTAGACGTCTGTCTTCCATCATTGCTTCTGCTCTATCTTCTGCAATACGAGCTCTATACTCGTACTCCACAATAGGCTCATCAAACTCTTCGTTACAAGAGTCACATTCATAGCTTTCGTCTGTTTCTGTGTAAGTGTAGCCACAACACGGGCTCAATAGCTCATCCCCGTCTGGCGGGGACAGCTTCCAGTTGTCATAATTCATATTTAAGTGTTTAATTGGTTAATAAAAAGGAAGGGGGGAAAGGCTTTTCAACCGTAATATATTTTATCCCCTTAGTGCCCAGTTACGAGATGCATACCATGAGTTATCATGCACATCTCCTGACAATCCAACCTTATAATTGTTTGATTAATTCTACCACTTCATCTACTTGCTTTTTATTTCTAGGCATAAATAAAACATAGTGGTGATTATTATCTTTTAAGTGTTTTTTAAATAGTTTCCA